CAGCGAATAATAAAGCTACGTTTTTTTGTTTTTCAAGATTGCTATATTCGTTTTCAAAATTAGCGTTTGATGCCTCAGAAATAAATTCAAAAGCCTCTTTTGCTATTTCTCCAATCGCTAAAAATGTAGTTCTCCAATTATCCCCAAAACCAGCTATTTCATCATTTAAAACTTTGAATAAAGTAGGGAAACCAGCCTCATTCATAAAACTTTCTTTAAACGTAGCTATGTAATCTTCAACCGCTTTCTTTTCATCTTCTGTTAACTTTTTAGATTTCTTTTTTTCTTCATTTAACTTTTCGTAACCATCAATTAAAGCATCTAATTTCTCAGTAGGTAAAAATGTAACACCAGTTCCGAATGTTTCTTCATCAGCTGGTTTACCATATTTTTCTCTATATTCCGTAAATGCATCAAAGTTATCTTTTCTAATTTTTAAAATTCTATCTTCACTTCTTTTAACTATATTTTCTTGCTCTGTTTGATAGTTATTAGCATCTATTTTTTGTAAATCTAAACTATCTTTATGCAGTCTTAAGTTTTCTTGAAACCTACGTAAAGCAATTAAATTTTCATATAATGCAACATCCTCAGACAATTGTATTCTTTTTTCAGCATATTGTTTCTCATCTTCAAAATTAGCTTGTGATATATCCTTTTTGCGTTGTAAATCTGATATTTCTCTTTCGTAAAGATTTTTTCTTAACTCTTCTAATTTTTTTAAACGGTCTAGTTCTGCTTTTTCTCTTGCTTTTCTATCTTTATCGCTTTCGCCTTCTGCGTCTCTTTCAGGTTTCAAATATTGTTTTAATCCATTAATTAAACCTATTCTTGTTTTTATTTGGTTGTTTAATAAAGATAAAGCTTTTTTATCTCTTGTATTTCTTTCTTCATCCCAACTACTCAATATTGAGTTTTCAAGTTTTTTAGCCTCTAGATAAACTTTATAGTTTTTCTCTGTTAGTTTTTCTATTGTGCTATTGATGTAAGATTGAATTTCAACTTCACTATCGCCTCTTTGACGCATTTTTTCTACTTGCTCTTCCGAAGCCTTTTCGCCTTCTTCTGTAAGTGCTTTCAATTGGTCTCTTCTTAGTTGCGCTCCTGACTTCATTCTTTCATTAAGAATATCCAAAGCCAATCCCCAAGAATTAAATAAAAACGTTGTACTTCTACTTATAACACCATCACCCTCAGCAAAAGTAGCTACCAGATTAGTCCAACTATTTGACAATCTATTTTGAGCAGTTGTAATAGTATCAATTCTTGTTACATTTTCAATACCGTATGTTTTTTCAAGTTGTTTAGCAAATCCTACCAATGCATCAGACGAAACCTCTCCAGCTTTCATCATATCCATTAATTTCTTTTCGGTAACACCTAAAGATTTTGCCATAATACCCAAAGCACCCGGCAATGCTTCTGATAATTGACCTTTTAATTCCTCAGCTTGAACCGAACCCTTAGCCATCATTTGATTAAGTGCTAAAAATGCTCTTTCTTGTTGCTCAACGGTTAAACCCATTGAAGCACCTGCCTTAGTAACACTTTCAAATATATTTTGAATATCTTTACCTGCTAATTTATCTTTAGCACTTACATAAAATTGAGTAAATAATTTTGTTAAGTTGTTTATTTCAACACCATAATCTTCGGATATTTTTTTAAGAAATGTTTGTTGTCTTGACATTTCCTCTTGACTTCCAGTAACTTGAAGCAAAGCCATATTTAAAGATTGTAACTCTTTTGTGGTCTGAAATATATCTTTTGCTATAGTAGCGAATAAAGTAACACCACCAACTAATCCAAAAGCACCTAATAATTCTTTAATACCAGCAATAGCCTGACGAGGATAGTTACCAACATTTCTATTAAAACGACCCACTGCCCTATCAGCACTTAAAATTCTTTGATTTAATCTTTCAAAATCATTTCTTGCGTTTCTTAATTCTCTATTGTATTGGCTTTGTGTTTGCGTAGCTTGGCGACCTCTTACAATTAAGTTTTGCAATCTTGTAGAGGCTATTTGATGTTGAGCGTTAAGATTTGCATAAGCACCTACTAAAGCACTTGTAGCTCTTGTTTGTCTATCGGCATTTTGTGCTAATGCTCTTTGATTAACGATTTCCTCAGACGTACGTGTGTTGTTTTGTTGCCTTGCGTTTGCTAAGGATGTAATTTGTTTTTGTAAATCTTTTATAATTTGTTGTTGAGCCAATAAATCAGCGTTCAAACGTCTTACTTCTGCATCGTTGTTACTTGGAATAGTTAAACCATTCATAGAACCAGTTAATGTAGCAACATTCCGTATCATTGTTGTTAACTCGGTATTTGCTTTTTGTAAGTTGGCTAATGCCGAAGGACTTAGTACGTCAAGAAAATCTGCCATTACTTTTTATTTATTTTTTGTTGTTCAACAATCTTACTAACATTTTTTCCGTAAGCTATGTACTTATCTAACATAATACCATCGTTAATATTTCGATTTAAAACGTTTTCCATTGCTACTATATTCTCTTCATAATCAAATGCCTTTTGTTTGCTATTGTTTATCATTGATTTATAGCTAATTTCCAACATCGACAAATCATTTTCTAAATATCCGATTTCAGCAGTTAAAACACGCTCTACTTCGTTTATAAATGGTTGCTCTTTATCTATTGTAATATTATAACCTACTTGTAACGCTTCGATAAAATCATTGCGCATTTTCTCTGTAGTTTGATTATAAAAGTAGAAATGTAACGATTGTTTTAATGTCGCTATTTTATAATTTAACTTTGCTATTTCGGTTGTAGTTTCTAAATATTGTTTAGCCTCAGCATTATCTGATTTAATAAAAAACTCATCGTAGATACTAATAAAAATATCTTCTAACCCTTTTTCGCTTGGTTTAGGTTTAAGTTTTTGAAAGTCTTTAGTTTCTAATATATGAAAAAAAACTTTTGCGGGAATGGTATCGACTGAGTTATACTTTGGCATCTACCCTAATTTACTAAATTGTTTTATTGAACTTCTTAATCTCGGCGCTAATATTTCCTTTTGGTATTTCTCAAATACTCTTTGATTTAAACCGAAAATATTGTCCCCATACATTTCTTTTAATATATTTCTTTTCTTGTCTGTGTTGCCGAATCTGTACCGTCCTCCAGTTGGTTTAACTAAAAACATAGCATTTACAAACGCACCAGTTACAATTAAATCGACTTTACCACCAGCGCTTGGATTTAAACGGCTTTTAAAAATAGAATAATTTCTACTTCTATAATTGGCTTTTTCTCCAGTACCGAAAATATCGCCCTCTTTAAAGTCCTGCTCTTTTAGGTTTTTTATTGTTCCCTCGTCTTTTAGTACTAACTCCGCTACTAACTTCTGTAACGTTGGTAACGTTAATTTCTTCAATCGGTTCTGATACTCTTTCGCTGATATTATTGCCATTTTGTCCGCAATTTAAACATTCCTTACTATCGTTGTTTTTAATATTAGACAAAAACTCATCTATAATATTATCGTTTTGTTGTTTGGTTCGTTTCTTAATCCACGCTACTTGTTCCATAATAGGTAAATTAATAAAAGCATCTGCATCCTCCCCAAATATATGTTTTCCGAATATTTCCATATTAGTATAAATTAAAAAGAACACCGCTAAATAAATAGGGTGTTCTCATTCGTGATACGCAAATATAGTGAATTGTTTTTATATATTATGTTTTTCTTTTAAATACTTTAAATACGATTTATTTTTTTATTTTATTAAAAACTAACATCATAATAACCCCTAAAAAAAACCAACTAACACACTTATATTCACAACTATAAACAATATAATCTATAAGTCTTGCTATCATTCCAAAAAAAATAAACAAAACTATAAATATCACATAATTCTTCATAATTTATATATTTATATTTTGCCTACTCTTTAGATTTTCGGCTTTCTCTAAACACAAATTTAAACAAAAAAGCCTTCCAATTACGAAAGGCTTTTAATTTATAATCATTCTAAATACTTATAGTTAAGTATAACATTGCATTATTTATTATTTCATCCGACAATGCAAATGTAGTTCCATTCCAATACCTTGTTTCTAAAGTTGCTAAAATACCTAAATTATCTACGTTTAATTGTGGGCATTGATAAGAAGCCGTTTGGAAATTAACCCTTAAATCTACTTTGTTTAAATCAGGTAATAAAGAACCAAATGAAACATTATAACTCCCTAAACTATTTCTTGCAAATGTAACTGTTAAACCAGTTGTGTTTTTTAGAATAGTAGCCGTTATATTTCCAGTTCCCGATTGAGATAATTTAGCTTTATAAATTTTTACATTTTCAACTTCTTGGTCAACATAATCAACCATTGTTTTTAAAGTATCCCCGACATCAGTCGGGGTTATACTTGCTGGAGACGTTTCAGTTGTAATAGCTAAATCTATCTCATCTTTTAATTCTTCACTTGTCATTTTAATTCTTTTAAAAGTTATGCGAATTGACCGCTAAATACATTATTGAAAACGCTAGTTCAGGCAGTAGGAGTTATATTTCCAGTTCCACCTTCGTAATATTTAGTACCGATTTTTGCAACCGCCACTGAATTAACTGAGTCGTACAAAGTAACCGTTAATGCATCACTAATAATAAACGCTGTAGTAGGTTCAAATTCCCACTCCTTAGTACTTGGTTCGTAAGTCAAAGATAACGCTACAATAGTATCTGCAACACCATTTATAGTAAATCTTAAGTTAGCGATTGCAATACCACCTAATTGACTTGCTTCATTCATTGAGAAATTAGCTTTAAAATAGATTTTTTGCTCTGATACGTCCGCTCTACCAGTCATTGTAATATCTGTAATAGGAAACAATGCGTTAGCATCAAATCCTAAAGTACTTCTATCTAATACCGCAGTATAAAGGTTGTATTGGTCAGCGTTTGTTAATTGAACAACTGTTGTGTTGTTCCCTGATACTGCTCCATCTGTATGGAAGTAAGTAGAAGTGTTTAACATTCCTAAATCGTAACCACTAAAAAGATTTCCGTTAACCGCTCCTGAGATAGAACCATCTTCGAAAACTAATAATAGTTTATACGCTTGGAATGAATTCATAGAATATAACGCTCTTGCATACGCCCAACCTTTTAAGAATTTAAAAGTGAACATTGGCAATCCGTTACGAACTACGCTCATAATACCACCTTGATACTCCTCAGTAACCGCCTCAGGTGTTCCATTAATAGCCTCAACCGCTCCAAGTACTGGTATAAAAGTACCATCTTGAATGAAGCCGTTAGCCTCTGCTAAAGTAAAAGTATCTGTTGATAAGTCAAGTTGCCATGCTGGGTCAACTGCTATAAAACCAACTACTCTGCCATTTTGTAAAATGCAATCTGGAACACCTAAATTCTTACGTGTTACGTTGCAATCTTTTTGATTTATTAAAACTGCCATTTGTGTTTTTGTTTTTTAATTAAAAATATCTTCTTTTATACAAGTGGAGACTCCACTAAATGTAATTTCAGCGTTTAAAACTATTGCGTTGCAAATAAATTGTAAATTCTCATCTTCTGAACGCATTGAGTATTTTTTTACTCTACGTGTTCTAAAATTAGTATCATCATATCTACTTATTCCGCTTAGCCTTAATGCTATTAGTAAATTATCTAAAATCGGTTGTAAAATCAATTTATAATCATAAGCGTGTTGATAAGGATTAAACTCATAAGGAGCTTGGCTTTCGTGTATTATCACTATTTGTGCATTTCTTGTTACGCTCGGCTCACGCTCATTATTTACGTCCTCATCTTCAACTAACCAAATCAAAGGAAAACTTAATCTACCTTTTAAAACTAAGTACTCACTTAAAATAGCCTCTGTTCCCCAACCAAAGTTTATCGGTGCCGTTTGGTCACCTATTACAACATTGGGTAAAATTTCAACTACTCTCGCTAACTCATCCTCAAAAACTATCATATTCCAAATGTATTTTTAACTTCTGATTCACAATACACTCTAAAATTTTCTATATTAAAGTCTGTGAAATCATCTGCTTTATCCATTAAGTACTGATACAAAGACACCTCTACGTCATCGCCTTGACCGAACCAATCTATAAAATTATCGTAAATAATAGGCTCAATTAAATAGCCTTTTTGATATTGTTCTATAAACTTTTGGTTTGCCGTTGCTATTTTATAAGCTGGTGTTATTAAGTTTGATTTTTCAGCGTCTGTTTTTACAACTCCAACTCCTGATAATTGTTCGTTTCGTTCAGTAACAAACTCTTCAAATATTTTGTAAGCAATTAGACTATAATCATTATCTAAACCGCTCCAAATTTTATTATCGTATTCATCGCCCTGAACTAACTTCTTATAAGAAGCGTATAGCGGATTATCAATGTCCGCTAACGCTAATTGTAATGTATTATAAGTCTGTAAACCTAAAGCATTAACCAAAATTGACTTTTCAATTCTCACGCACAAATTAGTCAAATAACTTTCGCTATTCGGTGTTGCTAAAGCTGGGTTTGCCACAATAACCGCAACTGATTGCGGAATGTTTAACTCATTAGCTTTTTGAAAATATGTTTTGTCAATTATATTTGGCATTATTTCTCTGTTTTTGGTTCTTTTACTTTTTTCTTATCTACGTATAAATGAGCATCTTCTTTGGCTACTCT